TTATATGACCTAGAAATAACGTTAGCTAATGAAATAGACACATTTAAGTGTAGTCAAGCATTATTGGATACACTTTGGTTATATAGATTTATGTATTTTGAACATAACTATATGAACATAGATGCAGTTCTTTTAACACCAGATGAATCTAATATAGAAATAACTCGTGAAAAGGACTTATCCTCAAGTAATGAAATAAAAATGTCAATATCATTTGAGGTACAAACATACTATCCAGCGTTTAGAAAAGACAAAATAGACACACCTGGTTATACTAAAGAGGGAGATGGTATGACTGACCAAAACGGTTATCAAACAACTGGTGGGTATAGTGATTACTTTAGCCCTGAACAAGATTTTGTAGGTAATCCAGGGGGTAAGGGTAGTTTTACAGACAAGAGTAGTTGGCCTTATGTTAATTCAGAAGATGGATACTCTATTAGTCCTAAGAAAAGTAAGTGGTACAACAATATACTAAAAGCAAGAGAAAGGAATGCACCACAAGATAGCAATCCTAACGGAGAATCCCCAAGTGATAGACAAAATAATAAATAAATAGAAAAAAATGGCTTTTTGCTATTAATATATACAATATAGAAAAAAATAAAATAATAACACATGAAGAATCTTAAACTAGAGTTGTTTAACTTCAAAAGAGAACTTTCGCTTGATCAAGAAGAAATCTCTAATATAGTAGAGGGACATATGAATGTTTGTAATGATGAATCAGAGAAAAATATTATTACTTCTTTGAATGAAAGGTTGAAACCTTATACATACGACAAACAAGTAAAATCTCTGCTAGAAGGGTTAAACACCGATATGGATGAGTATCAACTTTTATACGAACTTAAAAACTTGTATAATGTTCTTAATTCCAAAAACCAAGGAGAATTATATAGACAGCCTATAAACGTTCTTCTAGAAACAATTAACCTTCAATCAGACCAAGACAGAATGTCAAAAGTTCTTAATGAGTTATCGATATATGAGTGGGTGCCAGAGATAAAACTATTTGTACATAACTTAACTTCTTCACCTGAGAAAAAATCAAATTTACTTAGTGGTGGCCAGGGAGAGTCAGTTCACACAATAGTAGAACAAGTAGAGAATGGTCATATAGCACTTGTCAAAGATTCATGGTTTCTATTAACAGAAGATGCAATTGAGAAAACACTATTAGAAGATCATATAAAAGAAGAATCAGAACTTAGAAAATTAAGATTGATTGAATCTGCTATGACATATGCTCAAATAGATAATGATAAAATAAATTTTAGAATTTCTGAACATTTAACTATAGGTCTTGGTGTAGATAATAAATCTATTTATATTAATGATGATGAACTTGAAGATGAAAGTACATTAGAATCATTATTTAATTCACCTATTATACCAATTATAAACAAGAACTTCTATCCAGTTATTCAAGAAGTTGCTAAAAATATGGATAAATTTGTAGAACTAGACGTTGTTAAAAAAATTGATAACTTAATAAATCCTTATTTAGAATGTTATGCCTTTAACTATAAGAACGCAACCTTCTTATATAGATGTGATGAGAGATATGGAAATAGCTTCTTTCAATTTGAATCTGCAATCGAATTAGTAAATGAAGTCCGAAACGAACTTAACTACGATTTAACTTATTTTTATGAGAATAAGTTGGGTAAAGAAACAATGGTTAAGAGAAAACTAGAAGATAAGGAAAGAGAAATCACTTTAAAACTAGAGGATGTCAATTTTAACATTGAAAAAGTAAAGGGTTCTATACAAATGATTGGGGAGTCTACTACACTTTCTACTGCATTGGTAAATCTAGAGAAAAGACATAAAAATCTTAAGTCCGAATTAGGTGGGGTAAAAGAACTTCAATATAATGAAAAAGTGAAGTTAAGTAAATAAATACATTAAAAGTTTTTAAATTAAAAAGCTCTTGTTATTCAAGAGCTTTTTTTGTTTGAAACTTCCAAAGACAAATTGCATATAAGAATTAAGCTATGATAATAAAAAAGACCATAACAATAAAGACCAAAGGGTGTAGAAAGATAAAATATTATAAATCACTTGGGTATGAAGTTCATAAAGATGAAATAGAAATAAAAATAGAACATATATCCAAGGGATCAAGGCTCGATGTGGATGTATCTTGTGATTTTTGTAACAAGGAAGTCAATATACAGATAAAAGAGTATTTTAGAAATATATCAAATGGTAGTAAGTATGCCTGTTGTATGAAGTGTGGATCTCTAAAGGCTAAAGAAACTAGTATAAAAAAATACGGTGTAGACCACCCTATGATGCTAAAAGAAATACAAGAAAGCGTTAAAAAGACCAATATAGAAAAATATGGTGTTGAATACTTACAACAATCAAAAAAAATAAGAAAAAAGTCATCCCAAACATTAATTGATAAGTATGGAGTAGACCATATATCTAAATCAAAGCATTTTAAAAATAAATTTAAAGAAACTTGTCTTAAAAATCATGGTGTCGAGTATCCAATGATGTCAAAAAAAGTAAGAGATAAATCAAGGACTACAAACATAAGAAAATATGGTGTTGAAAATCCTTCAATGTTAGAAAGTGTTAGACAAAGTGTTAATAAGACTAATAAGGATAGGTATGGTCAATCTAACTATTTACTATCTGATGATTTTAAGACAAAAAATAAAAAGACTATGTCTAATAAATGGGATTCTGATAATATTATGAAATCTGATATATTCAGACCAGGAAAGTTCTCAATATCTAGTGATGATAATTACATTAAGTATATTGATAATGGTATCTCTTTGATGAGGTGTTACAAAGAACATGATTATAAAATACACATAGATAATTATTTAAAAAGGTCAAGGTCTAACCTACCACTTTGTACTACATGTTATCCCATAAGCAGTTCACAATCAATAAAAGAGAAAGAACTACTAGAATATATAACTTCTAAATATAATGGTTCTATAATAAAATCTTATAGAGATGGTTTAGAAATAGATGTTTACTTACCAGAACTTAATATAGGTTTTGAATTTAATGGATTGTACTGGCATTCAGAAGAATATAAAGAAAAAAACTATCACTATGATAAGAGTAAATATTTTCTTGATAAAGGAATCAGAATAATACATATATGGGAAGATGATTGGGTAAATAATATAGAAATACTAAAATCACAAATATGTAACTGGTTGAGTATAAGTAATAAAATAGGTGCTAGAAAATGTGTTATAAAAGAAATAAAAAATACGAAGATTGTAACTAATTTCTTAGACAAAAATCATATACAGGGAAGAGCAAAATCCTCACTAAAATTGGGACTGTACCACAATGAAGAATTGGTTAGTATAATGACCTTTGATCATTTAGAAGGTAGAAAAAGAATGATGAGTGATGAGTGGAATCTTAACAGATTTTGTAATAAAAAGAATACTTCTGTAATTGGAGGTGCTAGTAAATTATTGAGTTATTTCGTTAAAAATCACAGTCCCAAAAGATTAATAAGTTATGCTGATAGCGACTGGTCTGATGGTGGTCTATATAAAAACTTAGGATTTGTGAAAATTAAAGAAACAAAACCAGACTATAAATATATCGTTGGTTGTAAGAGAATACATAAGTCAAATTATAAAAAATCTAATTTAAACACAAATCTAACAGAAAGTAAATTTATGAAAGATAATAACTATAAGAAGATATGGGACTGTGGTAAAATAAAATTTGAAAAAAAATATTAAAAAGCTCTTGTTATTCAAGAGCTTTTTTGTTATACAAAACCATCTGTGAGAAATTCTGATACGTGTATAGGATTCATATCATAATCTCTTACTTTTTCTAGAGTAGAGTGTGTGTCTTCTATAAGACATACATCCCTTTTCTCTAGCTTTAACTTTAATCTAAGATTATCTAACATCTCTGCTTTGTGCCTACCCGAATTTACAAAAAATCTCTTATCCTTGTCTATGTTGAAATGCTTATCTAGCCACTCATTTTTATCTATATACGAAAGTGAATTTGGAATTGCTGATAATATATAGATATTTCTTCCTTCTTCTTTTAATTTTTCTAGTTTATCAATTACGGGGTTTACTGGTAATAGCGTTTTGAATATTTCATTATTAACAAAATCTACTTTGTCCTCATATGTAGGTAGTAAAGATAATCCAGCTATAACACCATCCATATCTACAAATATGTTTTTATTAGAAAAGTGATTAACAACAGTTGAAATATCACAAATTTCTGATATTCTATTAAATTGTATATTCTCTTTGGCTGCTTTTCTTATTATATCAATGTGTGGTACTTTCCTCTCACGTTTTTCATTTCTGCTAAGACATACTTGTAAAGGGGTTTTGATATGAATTAATTCTGTTTTATACTCATTGTCCTTAAGCATATTAATTATTCTGATGGTATAGCTATTGTTAATACCACCACCATCCATAACAATCTTAGACAACCCTTGTTTAGCTAGAGTAATTATCTCTTCCTCTGCCATTTTTGTACTCCACAAATGCACATGTTCTGGGACGTTGTGATTATAGTCAGGGTGTGTTAGCTTTATATTATCAGCAGATACAACCTTAATACCAACCCAGTCTTTTTTCTTTCTAGATTCAATATACATAGATTTACCTGACAATGGCAACCCTATAAATATAAATGCTTTTTTCATATTTTAAGTTTTATACAAATATAATAAAAATAAACTACTTATCACCAATTATTTGTTACATATTTTAACTTAATATATAGCCTATATGAAAAAAGCAAACTTTTATGAAGAAGTTACAGAACTAATTAATTATAATTTTTCATATTTCGAATATACTAACAATACAACTAAATCCATTATAGTCTGCAATAAACACAAAACTAAATTTTCTAGAAACTTAAAACAAATAAGAAAAGGCAACCTGTGTCCATTATGCTCTACAAAAGTAAAGACAACAGATAAATTCATACAAGAGTCTAAGAGAGTATGGGGAGAACATAAATGGGATTATTCAAAAACTATGTACAAGTGTTCTAGGAGTAAATTAACAATAGGTTGCCGAAGTCATGGTACTTATTTTCAAATTTATCCTAAACAACATCTAAACCAAGAAAAAGATTGTGATGTATGTAAAAGGGCAAAACTACAAGCTGACTTTATAGATAGTTCTAAAAGTATATGGGGAGAACATAAATGGGATTATTCTAATGTTAATTATACAAATAACAAAACACATGTTGATATAATATGTGTTAAGCATGGCATTTTTAGCCAAAGACCTGATAATCACTTATATAACATGAATGGATGCCCAGACTGTAATAAGTCAAAGGGGGAGAGTATGATAAGTATTTTTCTAGACAAAAATAAAATATTATATGAATTTCAAAAATCCTTTAATGGTTGTGTAAATAAGCTTCCTTTAAGATTTGATTTCTATATACCAAAATACAATATTTGTATTGAATATAATGGTGAACAACACTATAAGCCAGTAAAATACTTTGGTGGTGTTAAAAATTTGGAATATAATAGAAAAAAAGATAAGATAAAGCAAGAATTTTGTGCAAATAATAGAATAAATCTATTAATAATCAAATATGACGAATCTGTTAATGAAAAGTTAAAACTTATTGATAAAAATATATATAATATATATAAAAATAATAGAACATAAATGTATTTAAACAACAAAGAACTATATGTAGAAATAATAGTATCAAAAGCAAGAGGTAAGCTTACTAGAAAGGCTGAGAAGATGCTAGAATTACTAGGAAATAAAACCATTAAGAAAATGAGGTACTGGTCAAATGATGATAAAATGGATTGCTATCAATCAGGCGTTTTAGACATGTACCAAAATTGGTATAACTTTAACGAAGCTAAGTCAGTAAATGCCTTTGCATACTTCACAGAAATATTTAAACGAGGGTTAGCTAAGGGATTTAATGAACTCTATAAAAAGAAAGGCGATGGTGATAATCTAATAAAGGTACTATCAATAGAGGGTTCTAACGATGGTAATGGTATTCATTCTCTATAATTTATATTTTCACACCCTTTAGCAACAACTCTTTTAGATATATAGATATAACATATAATGATAAAAGAAAAAAAGATAAAGATAAAGGGTCACTCTAGGAATATAAAATATTACAAATCATTTGGATATGATATTAGTGTTGGTAAATATATAGATATAAGCGTAGAACACTTGTCTAAGGGAACTTCATCTAAGATTACATGTATATGCCAAAACTGTAACAAAGAAGTCTCTAATGGCTTTAAAGACTACTGGAATTACACGAATGGTCTAAGTGGGATATATTATTGCAACTCTTGTAAAAAGATAAAATCTGAAAAGACTTCTCTTAAAAAGTATGGTGTTAAAAATCCAATGCAATCAGAAGAAGTTAAACAAACTCTTAAGAAAAGCCTTCTAGACAAATATAATGTTTCCCACTATTCTAAGACGAAAGAATGGAAGGATAAGTTCGTACAAACATCTTTAGATAGGTATGGTGTTACTAATCCTTCTAAGTCTATTGACGTTATTAACAAAATAAAAGAAACTAATCAAAAGAACTTAGGTGTAGACTGGTCTATGCAAAGTAAATCGACTATATCCAAATCAAGAAAATCATTTAATGATAAATATGGTGTAGATTGGATATCCAAATCAGACTACTATAAAGACAAAATAAAAGAAACTTCTATAGAGAAATGGGGTGTTAGTAATTATTCAAAAACTATAGAATATAAAGAGAAGGTAAAATCTACAAATTTTTCAAACTGGGGTGGGCATCCTTCTAAGAATGAAAATTTTAAGTTAAAGGCAAAGAATACTAAACAGAGAAAAACATTTAAAAGATATGCAGAACTAATATCAGATAAGTATATACTTAATTCATATAAAAATGAGACATTCTCATTAATACATAAAGAATGTAATAATACCTTTGATATAAACAAAGGTTTATTAAGAGCAAGGTTTAACTCATGTAAGATGATATGTACACAATGCAACCCAGTTGGTGTATTATATTCTAACTTCGAAACACAAGTTGGTTCTTTTATAGAGAGTCTAGGAATTGGCTATATAAAAAATGATAAAAAAATACTAAAAGGTAAGGAGATTGATATATACATACCAGAATATAATATAGCTATTGAGTGTAACGGCATATACTGGCACTCTGAACTATTCAAAAGTAGTGATTATCATATCAGTAAAACAAATAAGTGCAATGAAGAGGGGATATCTCTGCTACATATATGGGAGGACGACTGGGATAGCAAGAAAGAAATAATAAAATCAATCATAAGGAATAGATTGGGTAAAGTAAATAATAGAATATATGCTAGAAAATGTGATATAAGAGAGGTCAATACCAAAGATTATAAATTATTTCTAAACAATAATCATATACAAGGATATGCATCTTCTTCAATAAACTTAGGATTATATTTTAATGATGAGTTAGTTAGTTTAATGACATTCGGATGGAGGAGAACAAACAATAAAAAAGAATATGAATTAATTAGGTTTTGTAATGAATTAAATACTAGTGTTATTGGTGGTGCTTCTAAACTATTTAAGTATTTCGTAGACAATACTAAGTTTGAATATTTAATATCATATGCCGACATATCATTATTTGGTGGTGGTGTCTATAAAAAGTTAGGTTTTGTTTTTGATACATTATCTAAACCTAATTATTTTTGGGTTATAAATGGGAAAAGAATACACAGATATAATTACTCTAAAAGAAAGCTAGTAAAACAAGGATTTGATAAAGATAAGACTGAGTTAGAAATAATGAACGAAAGGGGTTATTATAGAATATTTTCGACTGGTCAAGAAAAATGGCTATATAAAAGTTAAACATTTAAATTAATTCATATATAATAATCACAAATAATAATATATGATAAGAGCTGTTTTACAACTATGGGAAGAAAGTGAAAAGAATAATAACAGACCATGTGGTTGTTCCATACATTCAGATTTACAATCTAGAGACAAATATTTAAAATCAATCTATAGTGGCAGGAATAAAGTCCCAGAATACTACGAGAGAGCTATTGGTGAGCCTATTGATGTTTTGTTAAAATCTAATTTAATAAAAGGCTTAGAAACAGTTAAGCTTATGAGACATGAGATGAATAATTTACTAAACCTAAACGAGATATTAGTTATTTAAACGCCATACTGCTTTAGATGCTCTTCTGTTATTATTATAAACTTATAACCTTTTTTATCACACCACTTTATCATTGCCTCCCACTTGCTTCTGTTTGTATGTGCCATTTTTAGGTCGTATTCAAAATTCCTCAACTTCTTTAAGCCATTTTCTGGTACTTTTAGCTTATTCTCCATAAGCATTTGTACAGTTCTGTACTCTTTCATAGGCTTAACTTCAACAACTACTTGTTTTAAAACACCATCACTACCTCTTAGTTCATAGTAGAAATCTGGGTAGTAAGTATGTTGTTTTAAAGCACCAGAACTTGGATTCATTTTTTGGTAGCTTATCTTCAAACATTCTGCACCCCATTTCTTAACATTATCATTCATGTCTAAGTAAACCATAAATCTTTGTTCTAGACCACTTCTGAAATAGACACCACCTTCTGAATTCATTTTAACTATCTTATCTCTATTCTTAGGTCTATAATTACCTTGGTGATACTTTTTGTTATTTGGTTTTGAGTTTAACATATTGTATATATTAAGAAATGTTCTTTTTCTAAAATAATATATATACTATGGCAGAACTATTTAAACGAACAAAGCTAGATTTATTATTACATGGTAATAGTATTTCTGATAATTTCAAGAACAACAGCTTATACTTTTATGAGCAATATACAAAAACTACAAAAGAGTTTAATGTAATACCAGTTTCTAAAATGTCAAATGGTGGATTCTATTTTTTACATTACCAAGATGAGTCTAATTGGATGAAATACTCGCCAATATTTCTAGCAGATTATAGAAAGATGTCTGGGAAGGTTATAGCATTTGGTGTTAACTTTAATTTTATACCATTAGAGGTTAGGGTATTATTATTTGATAAGTACATAACAGAGAAAGATTTTGAAGATAATAACTATCTAAAAGTAGACCTACAAGGTATATATGATGAACTTAGGAGGTTGGGATTTGAATATGCTCTTAATGAATATGATGTATCTAGAATAAAAGTAGTTCATAAAGTTAGCTTAGACATACTTCCAAGATTCTTATACCACCAACATCCAAAAAATAAATATGATCCTATGAAGCTTATGCAAATATGGGAAGCTAAGCTAGCTAAAAGAGAACAGAGACATAGAGAGATGACATTATCATTATTAAGCGATTTTTATGATGTTAATTCTGAGATATCTGAAAAATACGATGTCCTTAAAGGACATATAAAAAGATTACAAAGAAATATTAAAAAGTATTAACCCTTGTTAATCAAGCGATTAATGAGAGGTTTGTAACTTAATATATAATGTAAATACAAATCATAAATGGCAACATATAATACTACTAGTTCAGATTTTGGTACTGCAAATTCAGCAATAGAGAATAAAGGAATCTTTAGTAAAATACTTAGAAATCTTTCAAATTATGGAATGAATTATAATGATATGATTATAAGAAACCAAGTAGGTATAGGAATCAATGAAGATCCTTATTCATCAAAGGGGAATTCAATGTATGATTTCTTCAGCCAAAGGGCCGTATCATCTGTATTAAGTAGAAAATCTATTCCGTATCTTGACAAATCATATGCTGATAAAAGAAGAATACTTAGAGAGTATTCTATAAAGGATGATATAAGAGATTTTGTATCTTCTGTGTGTGATGAATGTATAGTATATAACGATGAAAGTGATTTTTGTTCAGCAAGATCACTTTCAAATGAATATTCACAAGAGATACAAGATAAATATCTAGAATATTTCAAAAAAGTTTATACCAAGTATGGATTTTCTGACAATATTACTGCGTGGAATATGATGAAAGATTTCTTAATCGATGGCTATTTAGCATCAGAAATAATCTTTGATGATAAAAAAAAGAATATTATTGGATTTAATGGATTAAGACCAGATACATTAGTACCTGCTTATGAACCTAATGTTGGACACTTATGGATACAATATCCAGAAGATCCACAGTTAAGAAGAATATTTCTAGATTCACAGATAGTTTATATATCATATTCTACACAAAATGATTATTCAGAAACTTCTTATGTGGAGGGTCTTATAAAACCATATAACCAACTTAAAATACTTGAACAGACAAGAATAATGTTTAACGTATTAAATGCTCAAGTTTATCAAAAATTTACAGTTCCTATTAAGGGAATGTCTAGACAAAGAGCAGAAGAACAAATAGGACAATTAATACATGACTATTCAGAAGATGTAGAATGGGATGATGATTTAGGAACATTATCTATGAATGGTTCTAAACAATTGCATTATAATAAACAAATATGGTTCCCAGAGGGTGATGCAGGTACTCCTGATATGGAACTTGTTAAGCAAGAAGGTCATGATTTAAATGATGAAACTATGTTAAATTGGTTTTACAGAGCACTCAAAAGAGCTTCTAAAATACCTGTACAGAGATTCGAGTCTGAAAATGGTGGTGGTAATTTATTTACCGATGCATCAGATATGACCAGAGATGAGATAAAATTTCATAACTTTATTAGTAGACTTAGAGCGAATTTTAAAGAAATGATTGTCAAACCAGTGAGGTTACAACTGCTTATAGAATTCCCAGAACTTACTGATGATGAAAACTTTATAAACCAAATAGACATATACTTCTATAGCAATCAAACATTTGAGGACTGGAAGAAGATAAATAATATGTCTAAAAAGGCAGAGGTTGTTAGTAGCTTATTAGGGGTTATGAGAAATGAAGAACAGCCATACTTTCATATAGAATGGATTATGGACAATGTGTTTAAATTAACACCAGAAGAGAAAGCAGAGAATGAAAGATACTGGGCTAGAGATAATAATAAAGGTGCTGGTTCGGCAGATGGTGTTGAAGGTTTCGAAGGTGAGGGAGGTGCTCCCATGGATGGTGGACCAGGTGACACAGACGACTCTGCAATAGATGACGGTGGTGATGATTTAGATATTGGTGGCACAGATGATCCAAGTCCAGATACTGGTGGTGGTGATGAGTTTGAGTTCTAAAATAATTATGGATTGGTACAAAAATAAAAACATGACTGAATATTCAGTCATGTTTTTTTTGTGCTAGTTTTTGTTCTAATTAAAACTTTTTAAAGTTTATCTGTTTCTTATCCAAGTCCACATTATCTACAACAATTGTAATTTCATCACCCAGTGATAGTTTATCACCTAGTTTATTATCGGCTGTATATTTCTTAGTATCTATTCTCCACTTACCATCTCCTAAATCATTTGGTGCTATCATACCCTCACATTTATTATCTGTTAATTCTACATATATGCCCCAGTCAGTAACACCAGTGATGACACCTTGGAATATTTGTCCAATCTTGTCCATTAGAAATTCAACTTGCTTGTATTTTATAGAATCCCTCTGAGCCTTAGATGCTATTATTTCTCTTTGTGAACACCACTCTGCATCTTCTTCAATAGATAGAGGATTAGACTTAGGTTTATTCTCTAATAAGCCTAACAATAGCCTATGTGTTATAAGATCAGGGTATCTTCTTATTGGAGATGTAAAATGTGAGTAGTGTGAAAATCCTAACCCATAATGTCCAATATTCTTTATAGTATAATATGCCTTAGACATAGACCTAGTTACTAGTGTCTGTATCATATTTTCTTCTGGTTGGTCTTTTATCTCTATTAGTAATTTATTCAACTCCTTTTTTAAATCATTAGAAGTTTTCTCTAAGTCTACACTATAGCCAAAACTTTCACATATATCTGCTAGTGCATTAAGTTTCTCAATAGAAGGAGTGTTGTGTACTCTATAAACACCTGTTCTTTGTGCATTTGATAGCTTCTTAGCAACTGCTTTGTTGGCTAGTAACATATATTCCTCTATAAGCTTATTAGCCTCTTTCTGTACCTTATAATAAACACCTATTGGTTTTTTATTATCTGGTGCTAACTTAAATTGTATTTCTACACCACCCATTTCTATTGAACCTTCTCCAATTCTTTTCTTTCTTATTTTCCTTGCAATTGTGTCTAATATCCTAACTTCGTAATCTAATACATGGCTATCTCCCTCTATTATACTTTGTGCTTCTGCATATGTAAATCTATTATCTGAATTTATTATTGTCTTACCAAACCATTCTTTTAATACCTTACCATCCTCATTTATAGTTAAGATTACAGAAAATGCTAATCTATCTACATGTGGCTTCAAAGAACATATGTCATTACTTAAAACCTCTGGTAGCATTGGTATAACTCTATCAACGAGATATACCGATGTTGCTCTTTTAATAGCCTCATCATTTAGTAAAGTTCCGTCCTTTACATAATGTCCAACATCTGCTATATGAATACCTACTTCTATTAAACCACTTTCAATATTCTTAACTGAAAGTGCATCATCAAAATCCTTGGCACTCTTTGGATCAATAGTGAATGTCTTAATTCCCCTCATATCTCTCCTTTCGCTAATATCTTTCATTGATATTTCCTTTGGGATTTTGGATGCTTCCTTCTCAACATCTCTAGGAAACTCTACTGGTAGATTATAATCATGCATTATTGAGTTCATTTCTGCATTATTTTCACCAGAGTCTCCCAATATCTCAATTATCTTCCCTTGTGGTGATTTACCATCATTCCATTTAGTAAACTCTACTATTACCTTCTGTCCATTTTTACAAGTTAAACCACCCTTTATATAGAAGTCAACAGGTGTTTTATTATCATCAGCAACTACAAAAATAGTCTTTTTCCCTACTCTTGCCTTACCTACAAATGTTTTCCTATTTCTCTTTAATACCTCGATTACTTCAGCTTCTTGCCTTGATTTATTTTTATAAACATTTACACTCACTAAATCCTTATTTAAAGCATTTAAAGTCTTGCTTTTGTGTATGTATATCTTAGTTTTATCAATTTCTATTGATGCATTCCCATTCACTGAGAAGTTTATAACACCTTCTTTTTTATTATTTTCCATGCTTATTATATATTTTTAAAAAGTAAAGTTTTAACTTAATATATACTTCGTGGGAAATATTAAATTATATGAGGACTTTAAAAGTGATAAAGAAAAGATAAGCCAAATAAAAGAATTTGCTACAACACACGGTATAGTAAACTATACTATAAATGATGACTACTCAATAGATATAAATGATAACTTCCAAACCTCTATATTTGATAAAGTTGGATATATGCTACCTATAAAAATAAATAAAGTTAAATTTTCTTTTAATGCATACAAGTCAGGTATATTTAGCCTAAATAATGGACCAACAGAGGTTGGTGGTGATTATAGTTGTGCTATGAATAATCTAAAAACACTTAAAGGTGGTCCTAGTAAAGTAGGTCATCATTATGACTTTGCTGGTAATGAAATAAAAAGTTTTAAATATCTACCAGAAGTTATAAACGGTGGTCTGTTTTGTGGTAACAATAAAATAGAATCGTTTGATTATATATCAAAAAGAATAGAGGGGGATTTAGACATTAGTAATAATAACATAACATCATTTGAAGGATTTCCAGAAGTTGGTGGGGATATAAAAATGTATGGTAATCCATTATTCTACCTATATAATTATTTTAAAAATCAACCTATGATGGGTGAGATTAGAAACAATTCTCTTACAGATGAAGAACTAATCGAAGAATTTCAAGAATTTGAAGTTATAAGAGGCAAAAACACTATTCTATACGATAGGCTTTATAGCTTTTTAGATGGTTTTGGATTTGAAGTACCACCTATAGATAAAGTTAGGGGAATAGATGGATATAATGTTATTGATTAAGATTTTTCTTTAGAAGAACTAGATGATTTTATTTTCTTTTTTAAATCTTCATTTTGAATAGGATAATCTACACCAAAATTTCTTTTAAGCGTTTTCTTTCTTTTAAATTCTGAACACTTTCTACAAAAATATTCACCCCATTTATTACCATATTTAACATAGTTTTTAAATAACACATCTTTCTCAACACCACAAGTATCACACTTACACTTTATCTCTCTATGTGATCCCTTGGATAGTAAATCTATTGGTATTAATAAGTACTCACCAATTGTTACATCATATCCTAAGTTATCATAGTATTGAAAGTTAGACTCACTTATCTTGATAGAGACCTCTCTAGTTAATATCATAAAAACTCATTTATTTTTTAATGTATTTATAAATAAATGGCTTATCCCCTTATGTAATATTTAACTTTACCAGCATCATAGATTCTGTATAACCCAGAGGTGTCTTTGTTTCTGAAGTTAAACTTATGAATCCTTATATTGTTTTGTACATATTTATAGTCTGGTTTAAGATTGTATTCTATATCAAATCCTAATGTCTTATATAAATCGCCATTGCTATAAGAATTATCAGAAAAAGTAAATATTTTATTTGAATAATTCCTATTAAAATACTTTAATAATCTTGAAGCACCACCTACAACACTGGTATTTAATTTATTACAAAATCTATTTAAATCATATTTATCTTTACTTTTTTTGAATGTCATAAGGCTAACCAACTCTTCATTATGGTATAGTCCAACCTTCACAGACGAAGAAGCATATCCTTGTATATGGTTCTTATTTAAAAACTCCTTGATAACATTATTATCACATACTTCTTTAATAATACATTTCCTTGCCCATATCTTATAAATTGACATATTAATCTTGTTCAATATCATTGATTTTATAATTTCGAAATTATAGTCCAAATTATCTTCCCATAGATGTATAAGTTGTATATTATTACTTTTGCACATGTCATACTTATCCTTGTGATAATTTTTGCTTTTGAATATTTCAGAATGCCAATATAGTCCATTCACTTCAAAAGCAATATTTAATTCTGGTAAATATATATCCAATTCTTTGTTTAATATTCTATGGTTTTGTATTATAACACCACTATAATTATCATTTATAAAATTAAATACTTTTATTTCTTTCCCAGATTGGTGCTTATCTATCTCATTGCATATAGTACATATCTCTGTATTAGTTTCTCTTCGCTTGTAGTATAGAAAATAGCTTATATCAAATTTATTATTACAACTATTACAAAAAGCTTCGAACATTCTATTATCACTATCAATAGATAAAATATCACCTCTGTCTAATATTTGTTTATGTTTGGTTCTTAATACACTGCTTTTTATTTTATTAGAAATGTCTTTATTCATAGAGGGATTTCTTAC